CGGCTTCATACGTAGCTGCACCATTGTTTACAACTTCTTTAGCTAAAGTTGCCTTGCCTAGCTTAGTTTGAAAACGCTCTGCTTCTGCTACCTGACCTGTACCTTCTTTTATAAACTGGTCATCTTGTGCTTCAATACCTGCAACCTTTTGCTTAGTTACAAGAGAAGAGGGGTCACTTATAGCTTTACCTAAAGCTTCAGAAGTGCTAGGTATGTCTGTAGTTTCAAACTGTTTTTGTGCTGTGCTTACTTTAGCTTGCGCTTGTGTGTTTGCAAGTTCAGCATCCTCCAAAGCCTTACGCTCTACGTAGCCTGGTAGTAGTTTTCCATATTCTTTATATGCATCTAACTCTTTAAACTTATTAATCTCTGCTGCATATGCATTAAAATCATTAGTAACGTCATCAGAGTTATTTCTATTATAACCCTTAATAACAGTACCATCATCATAAGTTATTGTATAATTTTTTGAATCTCCAGTTACTTTAAATTTTGTAGGGTCTGATGGAACGATACCTTTTTTAAATGTCTGACTTAATAATACTTCAGCTTGACCGCCTCTGCCAGCACCTGTACCATTTAAGTTTTCAAAACCCTCTTCTTGTGGTATGGCTGGAAACTGCGCTAGTATATCATCAGGTATGTCTGCGTCAGTGTCTAAGTTACTTACTGCAAGCTGTGCCTCTACTAAAGTTTGCTGTGCTGTAGCGTACTCTTGCTGTGCAGCGTCTAAGTTAGCAGCAGCAGGTGTTGGGCCTTTAGCTGCAGAACCCTTTACAATAGTTTTAGTACCTGGTGCTGGTCTAGCTTCTATGTATTCATCTACTGCAGAAGACGCAGTGTTTAATTCCTCTTGTAGACTAGATGTCATGTCTTCTATTTTTTTATCGTAAGATGAAACTGCTGTATTTAAAGCAGCAACATTAGCATCATAATCTGGTTTATTTATTTTATCATTATTAAAGTCATTACCTAAGTCGCTTATTTGTTTTAAAATTTGGTCTTTTGTATACTTATACCCACTTATAGTATCATCATCTGCTGTTTCACCTGCTGTTAAATAAGCGTTACCAGAGGCATCATCTAGCTGTTTCTGTACATCATCTCTGTCTTTTTTTAATTTATCTAAGTCGCTTAACTGTACTTCTTCTGTTTTAGTAGTAGTAGTAGTAGTATCACCTAAAGCAGTTTGGGTTGTTTCCATAGGCACAACTTCATCAATAGGCATCTTAGTAATAGGCGGTTGTTGGTAAGAAGATATAGGTTGGGTTATGTTTACATTCTTAGGTAAACCCTGTAGCTCACGTAGTCTAGCGTTTAGTGCATCAATCTCGCTCTGTCTATCTTTAATTTGCTGATCTAATAAAGACTGTTGTTGTTGTTGCGCTTGTTGCTGTGTCTGCTGTGTATAGCCTACGGCATCTGCTGCAGTTATCACACCATCTTTATTAGTATCGTACTGTAAATCTGTAGCTAACTTACCTTGGCTCATCTTTAGTATATCTTGTTGAGCAGAACTTAAAGCTGCAGCATTTTTTAAAGCAGGGTTTGTTTGTAATTTATCTAGCTCTATGTTACGTAAATTACCTTGGTCATCATAGTAAGTACTGTAATCAACTTCACCGCCTTCAGCCATACCTGTCTGAGCTAGTGGGCCACCCTCTACACGTTGTCTAGCTATATCTGTGTAACGCCCAAGCATAGAACCAGCAGAAGGACTAGAAGCAATAAATGCATCCATCTCATCTTTTTGGGCAGGGCCAGTGAAGCCCATCTCCTTTAGAAGCTGGTGTGTCTGTTGGTTGTTAAAACCTTTAAACTTCTTTGCCATAGTACTTTACCTATTATCCATTTACAGCTTCATTCAATCCGTATATCATAGCAACACAGCCACCTACAAATACTAGTACACCTATTACTACAGATACTCCCCAGAAGATTTGATCTCTTTGTTTAGCTTGTAGTTCTAAGGCTTCCTTGTGTCTTTGTCTAGCTGCAGCTTGTTCTCTTACAACTAAGTCCCACATTCCTGGTGGGCCAAAAAGCTGGCATGTTTCTCTTAGCATATCCATAGCTTCTTTGTGTTTCATCTTAGCTTGCGCTATAGCGAAACCCTCTTCTTCGCTACTCGTAAGTCTACCTAGTGGGCCTTTGTGTTTACCACTTTCAGCAAGTTGTATCTCTGTATCTAACTTAGCTAATCTTCCAAAGTGAGGTAATAAATCACTAACATCTCGTCCTGCTTTTATAGCAGAGCTAATACCACCAGATATTGTACTTACAGCAGATGCAAGTGCAAGAACCTCTATCATTGTGACAAATCCCTCTCATTATTTGTCTGCCATCTTTTCTACAGATAAACGAATAGCTTTTATGTTTTCATCTATCCTAGCCATAGATACAGCCTGTCCATGTACTGCATCCTCCATACGGCCTAGTCTTTGTTGTACCTCTACAATCTTAGAAGCATTAACTTCTATGTCGGAGGTCATTGTACTTACAGTCCAAACGATAGCAGCACCCTGCACAAACAATCCAAAAATTAATGTCAATGGTACAGACTTGCTCAAGTGCCAGTTATCGTTAGCCATAGTTATCCTCCTTATGGTTTTGTAGGCCAATCACTGTCCTGTAAACTAGGCCAGTTAGAATGTGTAGGAAGATCACGTAATGCTTGTCTATAAGTTTTTACATTATCAGGCATAGTTACATCAGAATTACCATAATAGTCTGTTACATATAGTAAATTATCTCTAATATTTCTATTCATTGCTGCTTCTTCATTATCATACACACTAATTTCATCAGAAGATTTATTAGAAGTAGTCCAACCTATTGTCCAAGCACCATCTACTAATGTAGGTGCAGCATCGGCTGTATATTTTTGTGTTCTTTTATTGATACTAGGTGTATTTTCTTGCGTAACAATATATATACCATAGGATGCTAATAAATTATCCGACATAACTTTTGGAAAAGATACACTTGGGTTATCTTTACGCAGTTGTTCTAGTGTATATGGATATGTATCTATTGCACTATCAACTATTTTTACGTACATTTTTAGTTTCCTTTTTAAACTGCTGCTCTACTAAATCTCATTGCATAAACATTGCCTACTCCACTATCAAACTCTCTAACATGCGTGAGGTTTCCTGCTCCATCATGTTTAAAAATATGAATATCATCTTCGTTATTATTATTTGCAGCAATAAATGTACCTGAAGCACTAAAAGTAATAGAACTAAAAGTTCTACGATTACTAGCAGCTTGTTTTTCTATAGAATCAGCTACAGAAATATTTGTTAAATCATTTAAGTCTATTAAAAATAAATTATCTCCTGAGTTAGTAGCTAAATTAACAAAAGCATATTTACCATCAGGACTTACATCCATACATTGATTAGTATTAAAATCACCATTAGTTGCTAATGTAAAAGAATCTAGCTGTGTTGCACTTGATCCATCCCAACTATAAGTTCTTAGTAATTTAGAACTACCACTTTCAGTAGCTATAATAAAATTATGACTTGAATCAATCCAACGCATACAAAAAATAGTACTAGCTGAACCCCCAGATAAATCCTGAGTGTCAACTCTATCAGAATTATCTAAAGAAGCATTATTTCCAGAACTACCAGTAGTTGAGTCTGGTATAGTAAAAATAGTAACTTTACCATCTCCTCTAGATACTCCAAGATACTGATCATTATGACTAAAATGAACACTTTTTGCACCTGGTGACATTGAAACCCCTAAATTTGAAGCACTGCCATCACTTCCTTGGGTATGTCTAACAAGTGACCCATTATTATTTCCAAATAAATGAACTGAAGATGAAATAGAAAGCCCGATTAAATCATTATTAGTATTACTACAAGCTACCTCACCTTGATTACCTAGTCTACTAGGACTATCATCTGCTAAAGTCATTACCCCTGCAGAGCTAATATTTAATAATCTTAAACCATCATTGTTAGTATCTTTTACAACTGTTAAATAGGCATCATCTGAACTAAAATCCATACCTTGTAAAAACGTATCAATAGTACTTGTGTTGCCACCACTAGTAGAGGCTGCAGTAAAACCTCCTTTTTTATCATGAACATATGCTTTAACATAAGGAGAACTAACACCTCCCATTACTAATAAAGCTGAATCTGCAGCACCACTAGAGCCAGCCGCACCCATAAATACTTTTTGAAATGAACTACCGTGACTAGCCAATTGCTGTTCCTCCTAAGAAACCATAATATGTTGTACCACCATCTCTAGTTATAAATCCATACGCCTGTACTTCATTATTACCTGCAGCATCAGGAGCACTACCACCAGCCCAATCAACTGTATTAGGCCAAGTTAATGTAACAGCAGTACTATGTTGAGTTACTATAAGAGTAAATGCAAATGAAGTACCACTAGCAGGTGGATTACTAAATGTAAACGTAGTGTTTTGATTCATTGTAACAGCAAAGTGATTAGCTGTCAATAAATCACAATCAACTGTGCTTGCAGCACTAAGAGATGCATAAGTTTCTTGATATGTTACTGGTTTAATAGCACCAGTAGAGTTTAATGTCATTTTTACTGCAGCAGCTTCACTTGCACCTGTATGAAATTCTAAACGTGTAGCATTATTAGAAGAACTAAAGTCACCTTCAGCAACAGCTTGTACAGCAGCAGCTACAAGTATAGCATCAGTTCCTGTACCTTCATCTGGTGCTTGGAAAGCAAGTTTACCAATAACATCATTAGCTGCCATATCAGTCTCACCTGTCTGTAAGGTAAGAACAATAGGTTTATCATCTGCAGTAGCAGTATGTTTTAATGCCAATCCAGTATCAGCAACATGCGTAAGAGTAACTTCACTATCAGCACCAAAATGTATTACAGATGCATCAGATAATAATTTTACATCGTCACCAAATACACCATCTTTTACAACAGATAAGCCACCGTCTGTTTGTAAAGAGCCGTCTGTTGTACTAGTAGCTTCTGTTGCATCATCAGTTTTTAGTATTCCACTAAATGTACCTGTTGTTGCGGCTAACGTTCCTGCTACAGTTAATGCACCATCAGCTAATGTAATAAGGTCTGTGTCATCTGTGTGACCAATAGTTGTGCCATTAATAAGAACATTATCAATGTCTAATGAACCGCCAGATATAAGACCTGTAGTAGTAATAGTAGAAGAGCCAGTATCAATAGTGCCAAACCCAGATGTAATACTACCTGAATTTAATGCTCCTGTAGTTACAAGGTTAGGCATTGCAGTTATTTCATCGTCAAAGTATGCAGCAAGGTCTGTCACAGCTACTTGAACCATAGTGCCGTTGTCATTCATAACAACACGGTCTGCATCTGCTACTGTAGTTGATGTAGCAGAAGTACCACCATCTATTATATTTAACTCTGTTGTAGTGACTGTTGCACCGTCTAAAATTTCTAATTGTGCTTCTGTAACCGTAGCAGAACCAAATACTAAGTTTCCAGAAATAGTTGTTGTACCAGAAACTGCTAAATTTCCAACAACGTCAATAAGTGTGGCAGTTAATTCTATCTCATCTGTAGCAGCTATATCTAATACTGTTGCACTTGCACCTTGAATAAATTGTGAAGCATCATTAAAACATAATTTATTTGTTGAATTTAAAGTTAATCCTGTACCATCTGTGTGAGTTAATATTGTGTCTTGATCATTACCAAATTGAATTGTACCAGAGTCTGCAAGAAATAAGTCTGAAAATTCTTTAGAAGCAGAACCTAGTGTTGTTCCATCTGCACTTACAGGAAGAATAGATGTACCGAATGTTCCTGTATTAATTACAGGAGATGTAAGTGTTTTATTAGTCAGTGTAGCAGTTGAAGCTGTTGATACTAAATTAACATCACCGCCTGTACTTGGAAGTGTTAAAGTGTTTGAAGCAGCCTCAGAGTGTGGTGCTCCTTGAAGTGTTTGTGCATGAGCATTACTAGACTCACAGTAAAATTTAATCTTTGATACTGCACCTGCGTTCTTTAAATCAATTAATCCTGACTCTATTCCTACATTACCATCAATGACTACTTGACCAGAGCCTTTAGGTAATAGTTTTAAATCAATATTAGTATCACCACCAGTAGAAGCAATCTGCACACCATTACCAACAGCAGCATTAGTAACTTCTATTTGATTAACTGCAGAGCTAGTAGTTTGAAATACTATTTGTTCATTACCATTTTCATCACCAATAAAATGTGCATCATCAATTAATATGTTGTGTGAGTTAGTATCTAAGTCATCACCTAATTGTGGTGAGGTGTCTTCTACTATATTAGATATGTTACCAGAAACACCAGTACCTGAAATAATGGTGCTACGTGTAACCTTTTTAAGTCCTCCAATTCCCCCACCAGAGGTATCTATAGCTAGAAATACATCATTGTCTGCTACTGTACTAATTTCATCTAGGCCACCTACTAAAACAGGATTAAAGTTTGTACCATCAGCAATAAGTAAAGCACCAGCAGTATTGGTAGCCATTGTAAGGTCATCACCACTAATAGTAAGATCACCTGCTAGTGTAGCATTAGCACCACTAAATGTTAAGGCTGTAGTTGTACCTGACTTAATAACTAGATTACCAGAACTGTTTGTTAGTGAGCCATAGGTTGTACCTGCATCTTTTACAAATACATCACCGCCATCTGCGTCAAGTATAATGTCACCAGAAGAGTCTAGTGTAATATCTGTACCATCATTCGTAATAGTATCAAGGGCAATACTACCTACATTAGATATATCAAGATCACCAAAGTCTAAAGCACCTGCAACAGTAAGTGTACCTGATATATCAACATTACCGTTTATATCTACTAGTGTTGCATTAAGTTCTATTTCATCAGTAGCGTTTATATCTAGTACGGTAGCACTAGGTGCGTTGATAAACTGAGAAGCATCATTAAACTGTAAAGCCATAGTGCTGTTTAACAAAAGACCAGTATCGGCTACGTGTGTAAGTGTGACATCATTATCAGCACCAAAGCCTAGCACAGCAGCATCACTATCTAATTTAAGATCATTGCTGACTGTCACTGCAGTAGAAGCGTTAATGTCTACTGTTGCTTCTCCATCTATGCGTAACACACCATCAGATGATTGTTGCACAAATGATGCAGCATCCCCAAAGGTAAGTTTATTTGTACTGTTTAATGTAAGTCCTGTGCCATCTGTGTGTGTAAGTGTAGTATCATTGTCTGCGCCAAAGCCTAACACAGAAGAGTCACTATCTAACTTTAAGTCATTACTAATAAGCACAGCAGTAGAAGCGTTAATATCTACGGTAGGCGCAGTAATCTCTAACTCTGTGTCTGCATCAATATCAAGCTGTCCATCAGTGCTAGAGTTAATAAATATAGCAGTATCACGGAACTGTATCTTTTCAGTAGATGCAATAAGTAGATCATCTGAGAACTCAAAGTAATCCTCATCCTCCATCCACTTTAGTACACCGTTATTAGTCTCACCATCAAAGGTTACTGTAATATCTGTACCTGAAGTACCTGCACCAAAGGTTATACTGTGGCCTAAGAGGTTACTAAGAGGCCCACCCTCTCCTGCTGTACCGTCATGTGTATGTCCTGTGCCAGCAGCAAAGGCAGCTAGTAATTGGTCAAACTCATCATTCGTGTCTGCAGCCTGTATAACGTCACCGTCTGTATACGTAGACTGCCTTGTGTATGTAGCACCCATTAGCGTCTTGCTCCTACTTGATACTCTAACTGAAATCCTTTTAGTGAATAAGGAGATGAAACACCATTGTCATCAACTCTTAGGGCCACTGTAAACCCTGAACCTTCTACAGGTTGTCTGACTAGCGGTACTGTACCACCACCATAAACAAACTGTGTTGCACTTGATGCTGTACTGTAAACAGCAGTGCCGTACTGCGAACCGACAGTAGCAGTACTTAAACTATAAGGTGCTGGTCTAGCAGCCCCAACATTCTCGTTATCATAGCGTAATGTTAAATCCGCACTTAAAGCAGCTTCAGGTTCGTAGTTAAGTATTACCCTGTGCATGTGCTTTCTTAAACCAGCATCACCAAAACTTATATCTGGGCCTCTGTACCTACCTAAAATAGTTGAACCATCAAATGTGCTACCTTTTTCTTGCCTGTGTACATAACCTTCAAAGTCACCATGAATTACTATTACATCACCTGCAGTTATAAAAGAATCAGTGCATGAAGGTTTTATTCCTAGTGTTTCAGAAAACTCAAAACCACTTTCTTTCATAACGCACACTACACCCCTAGTGCGCTTTTGTCCATTAGTTGCTTTTGTAAAGAATAATCTGTACTGTGTTTTATCAGGTATAGTTACACTTTCAAACAAAGATGCATCTACTATATTTTTATCAAACAGTCCTTGTACATTTTTAGATACTGTACCAAGCTCAACGTCACCAATCTTAGCTGTACCTGCAACTGTTCTTAAACCATCAGGCCCAAGAAACATTAAGTCACCTGCAAATTCCTGTATTGTATCACCATTAATACAGCCAATATTTCTAGTAACAGGTTGTACTGAAAAGTCAGACAAACTAGAACCTGTAAGTTTAAATATCCTGTTTTCACAAAATATAAATAAACTATCACGAAAAGCTTTTAGTCCTACTATGGTGTCATCTACTTTGATGCTACCTGCACCGTCTGCTGCGTCAAAGTCATCCTCATCTAAAGGTTCACTAAATACAACCTCTTGTGGTGTGGTTGACTTACCAGCGTAAAACATGTGGTTTCTGTAAGCAGCTACAAACTTTGATCCAGATACGGCACTTTCACTAACATCAGTTGCACTCATAGATGAATTAAATACTACAGGTGCGTTAGTACCGTCAACTAATATTAGCTTATCATTACCGTCAAAGTTAAATCTCTCAAAGTTATACTTACCTGCATTAGTCCTACCTGTATCTCTTTGTGTCCAGCTTTCAGATACAGTATCATCTGTAGAGTGATTAGCTGCCGTAGTGCTAGAAGTTGCGCGAGTTACACCTGTGAATGCAAACGTAGAAACTCCTGTATAAGTAAATATCTCATCACTAATTTGTAATGTACCGCTTGTAGAAAAACCTGCAGTGGAGTCAACTGTAATTGTACCAGAGCCTGTCATACTTGTAGTTGACAATATCTTTAGGCTTAATTCAGTAGAACCTGCACTATATATTCTTTCGCCACGAGCAGCTACAACTCTTTCTGCAAATATACAAGACAATAAAACTTTTTCTGATGTATTATTAGTTTGTGGTACTTGGTGATTTACATATTTACGAAAACCGTTTATTCTTCTGTAACCACCCTTGATGTCAGGCTCAAAGTTTGTAAGCTCTAAAGCTTCACCAGGCTGCATCATAAAGGTAGACTTGTCTAAAACTAGACCACCTTCACAATTAAATGCAGTAGACTGTAACGTTGAAGTATCTGGCATTATTATGACACTCTGAGCACAGGGTTAGATGATCCATAAGGCGATTCTATCATGTATGATCTTACGTAGTCATACTTGTTTACAGATAGTGTTTGTATATTTTTTATACCTTGCTCAAACCGTTCAAAGTTTAGCTGGTACTGCTGTAGCTCACCACGGTACTGATACACAAAAGCAACTGCACCATCAACTACAACTGCAGCAAACCTGTCAGGTATAGTTGTTGTGTCACCGTGTGCAGATAAATCACTAGGAAATGTGTAGTAATCAAAAGCTAACGTATAAGCTTTATCAGGGTAAGGGTACAGTAAGTATTTGTTGTCAGGTGTACGCACTATAAACTTAGGTATACCACCATCCTCAAATTGTGTTACTGTAGTACCACTAGCGTGTAAAGCAGCCGTAGTGCTATTAGCACCTCTGGTACAGCCTGTAATGTCATTACCTGATACGCCAGTGTACGTTACTTGTTCGCTGCCTATATGCACTGTACCACTAGTGTCAAAGCCTGTAGAGGATGTCAGTGTTAGTGTAGTGACTGAACTAGAGTGGGAGCCATTTAAAGTAGTTGACTGAACATCGTCTTCTTGGTTTGCATAGTCCTTAGATACGTACTCATTGTAATTTAGTATGCTAAGATTATTACCTGATGAACCAAGTGTTTCATTCTTTTTAATTCTTGCAGTATTGTAATCTATATATTTTGTACTAGTAGGTAAAGCGTAGCGAGATACGCCAGCAGTTAGTGTAGATGAATTAGTTGCGTGATTAAATGGGTAGCCAAACTCTCTCTGGTTTATGTACCTGATAGCTTCATTGACTGCTGTTTGACTTTGTGACTGAATACCTCTAGGGCTAGAAAAGTTACTAGACGTAAGCTCTACTTCATTCATACGCACAAGCGTTTTATTAGTAAGCGTAAGAAATGTCTCAGCCATAGTGAAATCCCTATTTTACAAGTAAAGGGGAGCCAGTTGCCCAGCCCCCCAATAAGTTATGCGAGTAGATCACGGTCTACTTCATTCGCAGAACCTGACTGTGAGATGTCATCCATGATAATGCAAACTGCATACACACGTAGAATACCACCAGTAATAGTTCCACTAGATGCTTGAATCTCTACATCAAGTGTATCTGCTGCTGCAGTAAACACTGGTAGATTTCCACACACACCTGAAGATGTAATTGCTGGTGTATGATC